AACAGAGGACAATAAGGTTGTGATTATAAATGATGTCAAAAGAAGTCAAGATTAGTAAAATAATCATACCCAAACTGCATGAAGCATTCAACGATACTAAGCATACACATTTAATTATTACGTCTGGCAGAGCCGGTACAAAGTCGTCGTTCGGAGCCATCAGGGAAACTTACAAAACCATATCTGATGATGATTGCTCAATTGTGGTCATGCGAAAGTTTCACAACAAGCTCAAGAAGACTGTTTACAAGGAGATGCTAAGAGGTGTTAAACGCCTTGGCCTTGATAAGAACAAAGATTTTAAGACAACCATCAGTCCGATGGAGATAAAATACCGCAAGAGCGGCAACACAATATATTTTACCGGCAATGACAGTATTGATGATACAAAAGGCATGATAGATGAGTCCAAGCCGATTAAAAGGGTTGTCATTGATGAGCTAACAGAGTTTTTTGATAAAGGCGACGGGGAAGATGAATTAGCAAACATCGAAGCTACTTTCATTCGTGGCAACGATGAAGACTTCCAGATGGTTTATTTCTTTAACCCACCCAAAAATCCAAATGCGCCGGTCATGAAATGGTTGGAAAAGATGCGAAAACGCCCTGATGTATTACACATACACTTAGACTACAGAGATGTGCCATCGGAATGGCTTGGTAAAAAGCTAGTCGAGTCGGCTGAAATAATGCTTGAGAATGACCCAAAGATGTATCGTTGGGTGTGGCTAGGCGAGTGTATTGGCTTAGATGAGTTGATTTACTACATGTTTGATGAAAATATCCATATCTACCACGAAGACCTGACACCGGAGCAAAAACAGCGAATGGGAGAGATTGGAATCGGTATCGACTATGGACAGAAGAACCCGACGGTATTTGAAGCCTTTGGAATAGATTACGATAGTCAACTGCTTCGGGGGTTAGATGAGTACTACCATAATGGACGCGAAGACGGCCAAAGAAGTCCTAGTGAGTATGCCAGAGACTTTAAGAGTTTTGCTGAAGGGCTTGAGAAGGAATACAATCGCATAATCAGCTGGGTATTTATAGACCCGTCGGCTAAAGGGCTAGCTGAGGAAATAAGGCGCTTGATGCCGGACTTAAGCATTAAAGACGCTAATAACAAAGTGGATTTAGGCATAGGCAGAGTACAGAAATTGCTGACCTTTAAACGCATGATACTAAGCTCTAAGCAAAAAGAATTAATTAGAGAAATGGGATTGTATGAATATGACTCTAAAAGCGTGGACAGGGGACACGAAGCACCTAATAAAACAAACGACCATTGCCAAGACAGTACACGGTACCTGGTCATGGGCGTATGGAAAAAAATAAAAAACCTTCTCCCGGCTACGGAAAGGGAATAAAGGCAGGTGATGAATATGATAAGTTATGAGAACGTTCAAAAGGCTTTAGGCGTAGATATCGCCATATCTAGGAAAATGGAACAGGCAATATTGCTGTGGTCAAGGATGTATACTAACAGTGCGCCTTGGTTGAATAAGGATATTAAGTCGCTAGGGCTGCCTTCTGCAATCAGTACGGAGGTCACGAGGTTAGTGACTATGGAGATGGATATTAATATAACCGGCAGTGCAAGAGCAAATTTCCTGGCGGAACAATTCGACCGCATCTTGCCCAACCTAAGCACTTACATCGAGTACGCGTGTGCAAAAGGCGGGATCGTATTTAAGCCTTACATTGATAGCGGCGGTATTGCGATTGACTTTGTTCAAGCCGGGAACTTTTACCCTGTCAGATTCAACAGCGCTAATCGGGTAACGGCTGCCATATTCCCCGAGTTTAAGCAGGAAGGAAAAAAGCTATACACAAGGCTGGAATATCATTCGCTTGAAGGCGATAGGTACAGAGTTATTAACAAAGCCTTCGTTAGCTCAAGGGCCGCCGTGACAATGGGGAACATATTGCAGCTTGGTGCAGAAATTAGCCTAGATACTGTCGAGGAATGGAGGCAATTGGAACCGGTTGTAGAATTCAATCATGCGGACAGCATGTTGTTCTCTTATTTCAAAGTGCCGATGGCGAATAACGTAGACGTTGACAGCCCACTAGGTGTTTCAGTGTATTCCCGAGCTACAGGGCAGATTAGAGACGTTGATGAGCAGTACGGTGCTACGCTGTGGGAATTTAAAGCCAAGGAGACTGCAATACAAGCTACAAAAGATTTTTTTGATGCAGATAGATTCGGGAATGTCAGAATGCCGGCAGGGAAAGAACGCTTTTATTTCGCGATGAACAGTGACATTGAAGATGATAAGGGAAGACCATTTTTTAATGTATATTCCCCGGAGATCAGGGACGAAAGCTTTTTCAATGGCTTCAACAAGATGCTGCAAAGGGTGGAATTTAACAGCGGTCTGGCGTACGGAACACTATCCGACCCTCAGACAGTTGAAAAGACGGCAGAGGAAATAAAAGCAAGCAAGCAGCGCTCATATTCAATGGTTAAGTCGATACAGAACGCTTTATTTATGTCTATAAAAGAAGTAGTTAAAATTATAGATGTTTGGGCTGATATTGCAGGGCTTGCCCCGGTTGGTGGCTATGAAGTTACGGGCAGTTTTGATGATAGTTTAGTAGTAGATGCTAAGACAGAGAAAGAGCAGGATCGAACTGATGTGGCAAGTGGCATCATGCTCCCCTGGGAGTACCGTGTTAAGTGGTACGGAGAAACGGAAGCCATTGCAAGGCAGATGCTAAGCAGTTCCGTTGCTAATGCAATCAAGACGGAAGTAATTCAGTAGGCGGTGGTTGAATGTACGACATTAGTAAATTGCCTGATGGAATCGAGAAACTGTTTTTGGATTTAGAAAATCGTATTATGTCTGATGTCGTTAGGCGAATTAAGAAGACCGGAGAAATAACTAGCACAGCTGATATGCAATTGCTTAAATACGCAGCAACAGGAAACTCTACAAGGGAGATACAGGAAGAGTTGCGAAAAGCTCTTGTGATGTCAGATGAAGAGCTTAATAAAATATATGCAGATATTGTAGATAAGCTTTATGTGCAAAATGAATCCCTGTACATAACCCTTAATAAGCAATTTATACCTTACGAAAGCAACTATGAACTACAGCAGATGGTTAATGCGATTAAACTCCAGACTGCAAGCGAAATAAAAAATATAACTAAGTCAATGGGATTTCTTGTTGATATGGGATACGGGAAGAAAGTATTCTCTCCATTTTCCGAGTACTATCAGCAAATCCTTGATAAAGCCGTGATAGATATCGCAACGGGATCTTTTGATTACAATACTGTCCTGAGAAAAACAGTGAAAGAAATGACGGCGAGCGGGATACGTACGGTAAGATATGAGAGTGGATTTACAAATAGAATCACTGTAGCGACAAGGCGGGCAACTATGACAGGTATAAGGCAGTTATTCAGCCAAATGACAGAGATGAATGCCGCGGCTTTAGGCACAGAAGACTTCGAGGTATCGGCTCACGTCGGAGCTAGACCGGATCATCAGCGATGGCAAGGTCAGGTTTACAGCAAGCAAGAGCTCGTTGATGTGTGCGGATTAGGCACAGGCCCCGGGCTGTGCGGTTGGAATTGTTACCATACCTATTTGCCATTCGTAAAAGGCGTATCGGTTAGAGCGTATGCCGATGAACAATTAACCAAGATGGCGCAAAGAGACAATCAGACCTATGAATGGGACGGCAAAGAGATGCCGAGATACGAGTTGTCTCAAGAACAGCGAAAAATGGAAACACTTATGAGAAAACAAAGGCAAGACGTTGTTTTGTTAAAAAAGGGATGGGCTTCGTGGGAAGATGTGCAGATTGCAAAAACGAAGTATGCCACAACGCTACACGAATACCAATCTTTCTGCAAGCGCACGAAACTAAAGAATCAGATACAGCGTGTCTACATGGACGGGTTAGGCAGAATAGCCTAGAAAGTGCAGGTGGTCTATTATCTCCCTTTAAAATGCAGGGTTAAGCATTTCTTTTTATGTCCGAAAAACCCTTACGACGATTAAACTGACGGGGATTACTCCTGTGGAATGAGAGATAAACTTCCACGACCGGCGGAGACACCGCAGATAAAAACAGTGGTCTAAGAAAGGATTAGTATGGAATTTTTAAAAGACATTTTAGGTGATGGATATTCGGATTTTGAGCAAAAGATTAACGACTACAATGGTGCGGAAGAAAATAAAGATAAGCAAATAAAGTTAGCGAACTTAGCTTCCGGAGACTATGTGAGCAAAGAAAAATATACATCATTGGAAACAGAGAAGAACGGGTATAAAACCCAACTCGACAACGTAGGCGAAGAGATTGAATCCTACAAGAGCATGGACATTGAGGGCATAAAGAAGGCTGCGGATGATTGGAAGACGAAGTACGAAGCCGATACTCAAAAGCTGCAAGGCGAAATACAGCAGCAGCACGTAAACCACGAAGCCGAGAAGTATATTAATACTTTTAAGTTTTCATCTGAACTAGCCAAAAGGGCTGCTTTGAGCGAATTCAAAGCAAAGAGCTTCGAATTAAAAGAAAGCGGTTTTGTTGGAGCAGATGAGTACATGAAAGAGTTGCAGAAAAAAGACCCTGCTTCATTCGTAGTAAAGGAAGACGAACCGCCGACAGAGCCGAAGAAATGGGTTAGGGGAACGGGCGGCTCATACAGACCGAACATAGACGGCAAGGAAGAGGCCTATCTAAAATCAAAGTACGGCAACAACAAATATTATAAAAACAAGGGAGAATAAAAATTATGGAATATGGTGGTTATAATGTTACAGAAAAGTACAGTGCAATAGTAGAGCCGAATTTATATTTTGACTCAATATTTCAACCGGGAATGACCTTTACAGACAAGCATCAAGGAGAGGCATCCAGTGGATTAGTAAGAATTTTTAAAATCACGGCCGATGGGATTCAGGATCCTAAGATGCCGGCATCGGACCTGACTCACACAAAGGCAGAAAATAGCCTAATCGACTTGAGATTGAATAATACGCAATCCAAGTCAAAAAAGATTCACCAGTTACAGGCTAACGGAGTGCCATACAATGTGGCAGAAGAGCACCTGGCACAAGCCACAATCGACTGTAAGGAAGGTTGGCAAGCGTCAGGACTGGCTTGTCTAGCTCATGAGGGAACGGCATCGGACGATGTTGAGGCACTCACGAAAGATAATATCAAATCAAAGGTATTGGCAGCTAGGAAGAAAGCTCGCAAGGGTAAGGCTGTGCCAAACGTGGTTATGTGCTCGGTGGATGCATATACAATTATGCTTGAAGCCGCAGGGGATCAGTACACCCCAGTGATTAACGATTCCATTATGCAGTCTGGGCAGGTCGGTAAATGGCTCGGCATGTTGTGGGTGGAATGTAACATGCTTGACGTATCGACCTCTGCTAAGTACTACGACTATGCCGGAGTATTGCAGGACGTAGACTTAACAAGCATTGACTTCATTATGTATGACTTTAATGCGTTTTCAGTTGTGGATAATCTGGAAGCAATCCGTCTGAAAGACTCTGAGAACTTCATCGGGACATTGGCACAGGTAGAAATCAACTCCGGATACCGTGTCAGTACAGCGGAAAAAGTTATTGTAAAAAAGCATTGAGCTTTGTTAATTTAGTTGTCACCTCGGTAGCGGGTAGCGCAACAGGCTCTACTATTATTACAGTAGAGCCAATATTGACAGGCGGTAATAGCTACAAGTATAAAATAGCTGCAAACCCAACAATTCCGGCAGCGGGGCAGAAATGCGTATCCGGCTATACGGTATGGGACGGCATATCGGAAATTGTTGCAGAAAGCGGAAAGAAGATTGTCATTGCGGAAGTTGGTGCAGATAATACTTGCATTAGCGCTGGCATGACAACAATTGTTTCGGCGGATTAGGAGGTCCTTATGCGGATAGAAATTAATTACGCCTTTTATGTAGACGAGTATGGCGGTAGCACGATTAAGGAAAAGGACTTTAAGCTAATGACGGTCAAAGCCGAAGCAGTCGTTAATGAAATGACTTTTAACCGTATCAGACAGCATGACTTGGCGGAAGACGACGAAAGGGCTGTTAAGCTAGCTATATGTGCGGCAGCAGAAGTCTTTCAGGCCAATAAAGGACGGGAGGGCATTGCTTCCGAAGTCAACGACGGCTATCATACCACGTTTGAGACAAGCAGATCGTTAAAGCAACGTGTCGCATCGGAGGCATACTCTTTCCTGCAAGTAACCGGCTTAATGAATAGGGGCACGAATTATGATTACGAATGCAGACATAACAGTATATAATCAAAAACTCAACCCTGAGACAAAGTTGATTGAGTACAAAAGGACGCAGATTGAGAACGTCAATTGGTACAGTAAGCAAGAAGTGTCTGTGGGAGACAAAGGCTTAAACAGTGCCGATTCGTACAAAATCAGGATACCCGAAGAGAGCCCTGCAAGCACCTATGTAAACGAAAAAGAATATTCAAAGCTTGAAAATGTTTCAGGTCACTGGACGTTGAAAAACGGAGACAAAATCGTTAGAGGTCTTGTGGATGACGACATCGCTAAAGGCTCTGACTTAGGTAAGTATGCGGAAGTTTGCACGGTGGTGTCTTATTCGGACAATCGACGTGGATTATTGCCGCACTGGAGGGTAGGTGGGGCGTAATGGCGAATGTAAAAATAAGCATGGACCCCGTCGATAAGATTCTGTTAAAGAGGAGTCTTAATAAAAACGGGCAAGCGCAGAGATTTTTCACGAGTGAGGTAAGGAGAAATTGCGATCCATACGTGCCGTATCTAGCGGGAGTCCTAAAAGGTACTGCCATAGAAAAGATAGATAGGGTAGAGTATCCGCAGGTATATTCAAGGAGACAGTACTACGAGAACAGAGGTAGTGGCTTGCGCGGTAAGCAATGGGACAAGCGAATGATGGCCGATAAAGGTCCTCAAATAGTTCGAGCTGTCGCCAAGTATGTAGGAGGCAAAACACAATGACAATTATGGAGAGTATAAGAAACTTCATGCTGAAGTGCCCTTGCATTGAGGATTTTGAGTTAGGCTTAGGCGTAGAGAGTTTGGGCGAAGACGAGGGATCATACTCAATCAATACGACGCCCTGTAACCCTATAGTAAAAAAATACAATGATGGTTCGAGTGTTAGGCAATTTGACTTTGTGTTTGCCAGTAAAAATTATTTTGGACCCGACGTTATGGAGAATATTCAGAATTGCGGCTTTTACGAGAAGTTTTCCGAATGGCTAGAGGATAGCACGAGAAGCAATGATTTACCTGCTATGGGTGATGGAAAAACAGCGAGAAAGCTGATAGCATCCACGACGGGCTATGTTTTTAATGCCGACGAAACATCGGCACAATATCAGATACAATGCAAACTAATTTATTTTGAAGAAAAGAGGTAATAACATATGAGTGGAGAAGTAAAGCAACGCTACATGCAAGGCGACTATTTGAATGTTGGTACAGCAGGCACGCCGGAGTGGTCATTGATGGGTGCCGGATTCACGGACTTAAAGGAGTCGCCGTCAGCGCAAACATCAGGTAAGCGATACGTCAACGACAAAAGTGAGACAAAGAGGATAACGGGTTATGATTGGTCAACTTCATTTACGACAGACCAGATCGTCAGCGAACCGGCTATTGCCTATATTCTTAATATTGGCAAGAAACAGTTGGTTGGGAGCGATGCCGAGACGGAATATGTCGTTGTCGACCTGAACGAAGCAGCCGTGTCCGCAGGGGTATATCCAGCAAGAAAGTTCTGTGTCGCTGTCGAAGTGTCGGATTTTGAGAATAACGACGGAGAAATGGCTGCATCAGGCAACTTGCTCGGCATCGGCGACCTGACTGAAGGCACTTTTGATGTGGAAAACAAGGCGTTTACAGCGTCTACTCCCTAACACAGCCGGTCAGGAACCGGTAGTACGGAGTTTGAGCTTTGCTACGGAGGAAGATGCGGAGCTTCACGAGGAAACAATCATTAATGAATCAGAGGAGGGCATAGCTGATGGAGCTAACGATTAATGGCGTAGAATTGGAATTTGATTTTTATGATGTGGATACGTTTGATAAATTTGTGTCCGCTTACCAAGTTGTCGGCGAAGAGCTGGTAGGATTGGAAGATAAGGATGTGCGAGAGTCTATCGTATCGCAGTGCGGCACGATTAAAAAGTGCTTCGATTCAATTTTCGGTGAAGGTACGGGTGATAAGGTTTGTGGTGAAAACATGAATCTTAGTACTTGCATAGACGCGTTTGAAGCTCTTACTGATGCGAAGATAGCCCAGGAAGAGCAGCTCACGGCGAGAAATAAGAAGATGGAAACAAAGTACGCTAAATACACTGGTAACAGGGCGCAGAGACGCTCTAAGAAATAATGAACCTCTTGCTTGACAGGCTCCCTGTGACTGTAATGATCGATGGCATAACATACGACATACGTTCAGATTTTAGGACGTCTATACAGTTTGAATTAATCATGCAGCGCAGAGACTTGTCGGATGAAGAGAGGATAACGAAATGCTTGTCACTATACTATCCCGAATTCCCGTCGGATATCATGGGGGCGCTTAACCATGCGATATGGTTTTATAAGTCAGGAAAGTCTGAAAAGCAGGTGAAAGCAGGAACAGCCAAGAACAGTAAGCAGATATATAGCTATGAGTATGACGATGATTATATTTACTCTGCATTCTTAGACCAATATGGCATTGATTTGGGCGAGGTTAAGTACTTGCATTGGTGGAGGTTTAAGGCTATGTTCAAGGCTTTGAAAGCTGATAACGAGATAGTTAAAATTATGTCCTATCGCTCTACGAAGATTGATTCGAAGATGAGCAAGGAGCAAAAGGCATTTTATAAGGATATGCAGAGGATTCATGAGATACCGATGCAGAAAGACGAGCAAAGGAAGATTAGCGAGATCGAGCAGGCTCTTATGAGCGGGCAGGATGTCGGCCATTTGCTAAAAAGGGCATGATATTGCAAAATATTGGCAGATAGTATATAATTATCCTACTAAGCTTAGGAGGATAAGACGGATGAAGAAGATATTAATAAGCGCTTTGCTTGCTTTGTGCATGGTGGCCTTGATTGGTTGTGGCGGCAATGTAAGCCAGACGGAGGTTAAGACGGAAACAGAAACAGAAACAGAAATAGAAACAGATTCGAAAGAAAGTACTGAAACAGCCAAGCAAGAGGAAAAGGAACCTGTAACCATTACATTTTGGGATGGAAACTGGAATGAAGAAGTTTTTGCTTCTGTA